GAATGGCGTTTTGTCTGCGCCACCCGCGACTACGAAGCCGCGCTGATGACGTTCGAGGACGTGAAGAAGGCGATTCCGAATGCCACCGAAATCAGAATCCGGGTAAAGGTCACGCAGTCGCAGATTGCTGAGGAGTGGAGGAAGGAATGAAACAGACTGAAATCATAGCGCAGCTCAGGAGCTTGCGCGAATCGCAGGCAGACTTCGCAAGGACTAACAGCGATGAAATTTTCAAGCGCGATGTTGAAGCACTCGACGCCGCGATCGAGGCGCTGGAGCGGATCAGGTGGAGGAAAGTCGGGGATGAAACACCGGAGGCGATGGGACCATATGACTCTAACGTGGATGTGCTGAAGTTTATCGTAGCAGACGACGGCAGATTCAGCTATATTTCGACGACGGGGTACTATCACAACCGACCAAATCCGTGGTGCGAAGCTCGCGGAGTACACACTGTCTGCTGGGCATATCTGCCGGAGATGCCGGAGGAGGGCGAACAATGAACGACAAAATCAAGCAAGAAGCGATGCACCTGCACAACTGGTGCGAAGGGCAATGTGACTGCGTACACTGCGACTTCGGGCGCGACAATCGCACGTGCAAGATCAGCGGGATTCCGGCGCAGTGGTTTGACGACGAAGACCATTCTGCCGACGTCGGCAATATGGTTAAAACCCGGCAGGAAAGGTTCCTTGAGATGTTTCCACACGCTTGTGTGTTTAGCGGTGCGCTGACTATTTGCCCAGGCGATATAGATGTGCGCTACACGTGCCGCGGACCGAAAGATTGCGCCGATTGCAAGAAAGAGTACTGGCTCGCCGCTGAGAAGGAGAGAAAATCATGATTGACGAGAAGACACGGAAGCAGATCGAAGCCTATATCCCGTCGCCGCGGGACAAGTCGCTGGGTTTCAACGAATATTACGTGAACCAGAACGGGCGCGTGAAGCGCGGTCACGTGTGTGAGCTGTTCGAGACGGACGACGGCGATGACCTGCTCGGGCTGGTCGACGACCGCGGACGGCAGATTCACGGTCTGTGGGAGTTTGACAGCTTCAGACGCTGCGAGCTTTACGATAATGAGACCGACTGCCGGAATCAGACGCACGGAGCGTATGACGACTGGGAAGTACTCAGGAAGATACAGGAGAAAGGGGAATCAGACAATGCTGAAAGCTGAAATCGACGCGAAGACAGAGACAGCGAAGATTCAGGCGACCGGAAGCCTCGGCGACGTTTATGTCGAGTGCGTTTACCTGATCAGGGCTATCGCCGACGAGATCGCCGACACCGACACGAGATACCTGTTCTACAAGGACATATTGCAGTCGGTCGTGACGGAAATGAAGAAGATTGAGAACAAGGAGGGATAAAAATGCCGGTAAGTCAGGAAGAATGCCGCCTGCTTGCGGCTTTCGGAAAGCTTGATAATGAGAAGCGGAAGATCGTCCTCGCGTTTGCGAGACTTCTCGCGAACGGGCTCGAACCGAACATTATCTGCGGGTGCTACGAGGAGCATGAGGAGATTCCATCGGACACGCTTATTAAATCGGGCAGGCTGAACGAGGTTTACTGCCGGATGTTCGACACCACGAGACAGCGGAGCGACTATTGCAACGTCGGACTGAGAGGTGGACGCGATGCCGATTAAAATTATCAAGCCGGGCAGAAAGCCCGAACCGATTCATTTCGAGTGCAAACACTGTGGCTGTATTTTTGAGGTGGACGCGACAGACTACGGCGACCATATGGGCGGGCTGTTCTCGCCGGACTACGCCGCGATTTGCCCGACGTGTGACAAATGGTGCTACTCCAAAGGGGCAAAGAAATGACCCGGCGCGAGCTCTCACAGGTCTATCACCTGCGCAAAGAGATCGAGGAAGACCGCGCCCGGCTTCACAGGCTCGAAGCGGCGGCAACGTCGGCTTCGCCTTCAAACGGTGGTTCAGGCGGCTCGGGCATCCCGACTGACCGCACGGCAATTGCCGCGAGTATCGCTGACCTCCGCGCTCAGATCGCCGACAAGGTTGAGCGGGAACACCGCGAGCTGATCCGGCTGATGGACTACATCGACACAATCAGCGACGCGCTGACGAGGCGTATATTCAAGCTCAGATTCGCCGACGGGCTTTCATGGGCGGCAATCGCGAATCGAATCGGCGGCGGGAATACGCCCGACATGGCGCGCCAGAGGTGCTACAGATATTTGCGCGATAATTAAACCTGTCACACCTTGTCACGGTTTTATGTGCTATAATGGTATCATCGGGAGACTGCAAATAAGCGGTCTTCCGATTTACTATGCGCGTACACTCCTTCGCGGCATAGGAAAGGGTACAGGGAAAAAAACGCGCTGTATATCGCAGTGGTGTGGGCGGGCGCGAACTAATTTCGAACGAAAGGCGGGTGAACCGGATGAACGACAAGCAAAAACGTTTCTGCGAAGAATATCTTATCGACCTGAACGCGACTCAGGCGGCTGTCAGAGCGGGATATGCTCCAAAAACAGCCTACAGTCAGGGGCAACGGCTGTTGAAAGATGTTGAAATTGCCGAAACTATTACAAAATTAAAATCAGCGCAGTCAAAACGCACCGGGATTACCGCCGACAGAGTTCTCGAAGAGCTGGCAAAGCTCGGCTTCTTCCCGATGGACGAATGCGAGTCGTTCAAAGCGTCAGACAAGCTCCGCGCTCTCGAGCTGATCGGCAAGCACATCGGAATGTTCAAGTCCGATGACGCCGCAGACGCTCCGGCTCTCGAAAAGCTCGACAAGATACTCGCCGAGGTGAAATCAGATGCTGACCGCGAAACAAAAGCAGTACATCGCCGAGGCAAATAAACGCTGGAACTTCAAATCAGGCGCGGTTCGTTCAGGCAAGTCCTATGTGGACGTCACCGCGGTGATTCCGATGAGGATACGCGAGCGGATCGGCAAGGACGGACTCTGTTTCATCGTCGGCGTTTCAAAGGAAACAATCGAGCGCAACGTCCTACAGCCGATGCGCGAGCGATACACGTCGGCGGTTGTCGGGACGATCAACTCGCGAAATATCGCCCGTGTCTGCGGCGAGGACGTCTATTGTCTCGGCGCGGAAAAGGTTTCGCAGGTGGCGAAGATTCAGGGAGCTTCAGCGAAATACGTCTACGGCGACGAGGTGGCGAAGTGGCACGAAGACGTCTTCAATATGCTGAAATCGCGACTCGACAAGCCGTACTCCTGCTTTGACGGCTCGCTGAACCCCGAGCATCCGACGCACTGGCTCAAGAAGTTCCTCGATTCAGACGCTGACATCTACTGCCAGCAGTACACGATTTTCGACAACACATTCCTCTCGCCGGAGTTTGTCCGGAATCTCTGCAAAGAGTACGAGGGGACGATTTACTACGACCGCCTGATTCTTGGCAAATGGGTCAGGGCTGAGGGCGCGATTTATCGACGCTTCGCCGACGATCCGGCGAAATTCCTGCTGACCGGAATTCCGATGCAGAAGGAGATTTCCGAAATCGTCATCGGCGTCGACTTCGGCGGCACAAAGTCAGGTCACGCCTTCGTCGCGACGGCGAAGATTCACGGCTATGATAAGCTCGTCGCGCTCGCGTCTGAGCGGCATTTCGGCGAGTACGAGCCGAAGGACATTGATAATCTCGCGGTAAAGTTCGCGAACAAGGTCGCCGCGAAGTACGGCGCGATTGATTACATTTACTGGGACAACGCCGAGTCGGTTCTCGGTCGTGGACTCAAACACGCTTTCGAGCGCGAAATGCCGTCGGTCATCGTTCGTCCGGCAATCAAGACGCGCGTCAACGACCGTATAGCGGCCACACAGCGATTGATGGGCGCGGGAAGATTTCTGTATACCCACGACTGCGAAACGCTCAGGACAGCCCTCTGTGAGGCTGTATGGGACTCTGACGCGAAAGGCGACGAAAGACTTGATGACGGATCATCCGATATAGACTCGCTCGACGCTTTCGAATACACCTTCGAGCGCGACATCAAGCGGTTCATAAATTACGAGGTTTAACGATGGGATTCATTTCATTCATGAAAGGACTGATAAGGCAATTGTTCTCGCCTGACGAATTAAAAACTGTACTCGGAGTCAAGCCGGTCATGACGCTTGAATCCACTGAAAAATTAAAGCTCTGGTCTGACATGTACACCGGAAACGCGCCTTGGCTGTCCGACGCGGTGAAGAGCCTGCGGTCTGAGCAGGGCATTGTCCGCGAGTTCTCGAACATCTCGGTCGGAGAAATGACCGCGAGTGTTTCGGACGCGAATCTGGACGCGGCTCTGAAGGCGGCTCTCAGAAACTTCAACGTCAGCTTCCAGTCAGGACTCGCGACAGGGGCGTTGATCGTCAAGCCGATGCCTGATCTCACGGTACAGTTCCTGCCGCAGACGGCTTTCGTGCCGCTGTCCTACGATATCCGCGGCAGACTAATCGACGTCGTGTTTCCCGAAGTCGTGCAGGACGGCGAACGATGGCTGACGCGGCTTGAGTGGCATCGGCTCGACGAGTCCGGGTTGACGATAACAAACCGCGCTTTTGTAAGCTATTCCAAAAACCGCTTAGGAACAGAGACCGATTTATCAGTTATAGACAAATGGGCGGCACTTTCACCTGAGACGCGCTATCCCGGCATGACGCGCCCGATCTTCGGCTATTACCGAAATCCTATTGACTCGCCGGACAACACCGGAATTTCGATCTTCGACCCGGCGGTCGATTTAATTAAAATCGCCGACACGCAGTTCGGGCGTCTCGAATGGGAATTCGAGTCAGGCGAGCGCGTCATTCACGCCGATCCGGCGGCGTTCAAATCCGACGAGAACGGCAAGAAGAGTCTGCCGAAGCTGAACAAACGGCTCTACCGCGCTATCGACATCGAGGCGGGCGAGGGGAAAAGCTTCTTCAGCGAATTCTCGCCCGAGTTCCGCGAGACTTCGATTATCGCCGGGCTTGAAGAATTCAAACGGTCTATCGAGTTCGCGGTCGGGCTGTCCTACGGCGATATTTCGAACCCTCAGACTGTGGAGAAGACCGCGACTGAAATCTTAGCCGCGAAGAAGCGCAAGTACAACACGGTAAACGCGATTCAGCAGAATCTGCGTGACTGTCTCGACGATCTCGTCTACGCGCTGGCGTTCTGGTCGGCGAAGACAACATCCGGCTATGAATTCGTCTGCGACTTCAAGGACAGCATTCTGACCGACGAGGAAACCGAGCGTCAGCAGGATCGTCAGGATGTCTCAATGGGCGTTATGCGGCTCGAAGAATACCGCGCTAAGTGGTACGGTGAAAGTGTCGAGGAAGCCGCGAAGAACCTTCCTGAGCCGACTGAGGTCGTACTGTAATGCTTACCGGGGACGAGATCGAGAGCCTGCCGATCGGGCTTGAAAAGCTCTTCCGGGGGCTTGAGAAACGCGTCATGCGCGACATTATCCGGCGGCTGAAAGCGGCTGGCGAAATCACGCGCTCTACCGACTGGCAGATTTATCGTTCTGCTGAGCTCGGCAAGGCGATTGACGAGATAAAGAAAGAGATCGCCGAAACGCTCGACGGCGGCGACGATGAGGTTGAAAGGCTCTTCGATGAAGCCGCCAAAACGAGCTGGGCAAGGGACAAAAAGCTCTACAAGTCGGTCGGTCAGACTCCGATTGCCTACAAGGACAACGAGACGCTTAAGCAGCTCGTCGCGGCGGTCAAGGCTCAAACCTCGGACGAACTCCGGAACATCACCGGAACGCTCGGAGTCGCCACCGCGAACAAGGGCAGAATCAAGACGGTCAGCCTGACCGAGTACTTCACCGACACGCTCGACAACGCCGCGCTTGACATCTCGTCAGGCGCGTTCGACTACAACACGGTGCTCAAACGCACGGTCACAGAGCTTGTCAACTCGGGGATCAGGACGATAAATTACGACTCGGTATCAAAGCGTCCGACGACGGCGAGAGTCGACGTAGCGGCGCGCAGGGCGGTCATGACAGGTGTGAATCAGCTCACCGCGAAGATCAGCGAGGACAACGCGAAAACGCTCGGGACGGATATGTACGAGGTTTCGGCGCATTCCTGCTGCCGTCCGGAACACGTCGAGTGGCAGGGCGGATGGTACACGATGGCGCAACTCAAAAGCGTCTGCGGCTACGGCAGAGTCGATGGTCTGAAAGGCGCGAACTGCGGACACAGCTTTGACCCGGTGATTCCGGGCGTCTCAGAGCCGTCCTACACGCCCGAGGAGCTTCGGAAAATGCGCGCTGAGGAGCTTAAGAAGCACGAGTACAACGGCAAGGAGTACACGAAATACGAAGCGTCACAGCGTCAGCGGCGGCTTGAACGGACGATAGCGGCAAGGCGTCACGCGGTTGACCTGCTCGAAGAAGGCGGCGCGGACGAGAAGACGATCCAGAACGCGAGAGCGTCGTTTCAGGCGGTCTCGCAGGAATACACGAGGTTCTCGAAGGCGATGGGGCTTCCACAGCAGCGTGAGCGCGTCGGGCTGGCTCTCGCGGGGATGAAATACGACGTGCCGACCGCGCCGAAGCCGATAAAGACGAATACACAAACTGTGGAAATTTCTTCGAAAGGTATTGACAAACCCGAAAATAGCGTGTATAATAGTAATGCTGAACAGTTATATCGCCCGGTCACCCGCGGCGCGTCGGCGGAGTTCAACATCCGCTCCGATCAGAAGATCGCGGTAAAGCGCGTCGAAAGCTACGACGACGAGGTTTACATATCTGACATGGCGGAGATCAAGCCGAAGGCACTGCATGAGATCAAACAGACGACCGACGCCGCGCGCGACGAGTGGGGCATCGAGTCAAAGCCGAAGATCATCATTGTTGACGCCGATGAAATGCCGAATGTCTTTGGAAAGTATGATCCGGTCGGCAATGCGGTATATTATATATCAAATGTTGACGAAGACGATATTGCTGAAATCGCAGGTGGTCAAGGCTCCGTCGAGTATCACGAAATGTGGCATATGCGGCAGGCGGAAGACTTTAAGGCTCGTGGTTGGAAAATAACAGCAGAGAATCGCGGAGAATACATCAAAGCTCTTTGCCAAAAATGCAAGAAGAACATTGAACGCTTCGGGATCACTTATGATGACGTCGGCAATATAAGCGAATATGCAAAACAGCAGTATGAGCGCGAACGATATGACGAAGTAGAAGCAGAATATTACACCATGAAAAGGAGGCAGAAACGGTAATGAAAATACGTTGTTATCCGGAAGAAATCCAGAAGGCAATGGACATTTGCGAACCATATCTTGAAGCCCATAACGGCAGTATTGAAGGCGCACCGAAAGAGGTCGTTGAAGCCTTCGAGAAAACGAAGAAATGGGCTTGGGAGCAGTGGCAGTAAAACCGAATAATCAAGCACGATACAGTGTATCGTGCTTTTTTCGTGGAAGGAGAACACGGTGCTTACCACGCTGAAAATACTTGCAATAACAATCCTCGGGATATATGCGTTATTCCTGCTGATTGCGCTTGCGGCTGTCATATTTACGGTAGTATATGAACTTACGCATTATAATCTGCCCAAACGCTGAAACTTAACACTGACTCAGCGTTAACTTGCGTTAAACTTAGAACCAAACTTAAGTTTATAAGCAAGTTTTAATTTAATAATTTCAGCATCACACGATTCATTTCGTGTGGTGCTGTTTTTATATCATTTTCCCCCGCCGGAGGGCATCCGGCTGACTTTCAGCCGCGGTCGGAGCGGGATATAAGCCACGAAGAAAGGAAGCACGCACATGAAAAACATCGAAACGATACTCTCGGAACTCGGCATTCAGATTCCGGCGGATAAGAAGGACGCCTTCACGGCTCAGTTTGGCGAGAACTATAAGACCGCCGAGGAGACGAACCGCCTCAGAACGGCTCGCGACGAATTCAAGTCTCAGCTCGACGGCGCGAAGGAAAAATTAAAGTCCTTCGAGGGCGTCGACGTCTCCGACCTCAAGTCGCAGATCGCGAAGCTCAACGGCGACCTTACCGCGAAGGACAACGAGTACAAAGCGAAGCTCGCCGACATGGAATTCTCGGCGGTGCTTGACAGCGCGATCTCGTCGTCCGGCGCGAAGAACGCGAAGGCGGTCAAGGCTCTTCTCGACGTCGACAAGCTCAGAGCGTCGACCAACCGCGACGCCGACATAAAGTCCGCGCTCGAAGCATGCAAGACCGACAACGACTATCTTTTCGCGTCGGATGAACCCGTGAAGAATCCGGTCGCTCCGACAGGATCAACGAACAACGCCGACCCGCTCGCCGCGGTACGCGCCGCGATGGGTCTCGAACCGAAAAAGTAACAGAAAGGATTAAAATATGGCAAACAATATCGAACTCTTCAAGAAATACGTCCCCCTCCTCGACGAGGTGTACAAACTTTCGTCGCTCACCGCCGATCTCGACGGCGCGCCTGAACTCGCGCGTCAGGGCAACAACGTCAACGAGCTGATCATCCCTAAGATCAGCATGGACGGACTCGCGAACTACTCGCGCAACGGCGGCTATGTCGACGGAGACGTCACTTTCACCAACGAGACGGTGAAGTGCAACTTCGACCGCGGCAGAATGTTCACTGTGGACACTCTCGACAATATCGAGACCGCGATGATGGCGTTCGGTCGACTCGCTTCCGAGTTCATCAGAACGAAGGTTGTTCCCGAGCTCGACGCGTTCAGATTCGCGACTCTCGCGTCGCTCACCGGAATCAGCACGACTGCCGGAGCGGCTCTCTCGACCGGAGCGAATGTAATTACCGCGCTCAGAGCGGCGGTCAATCAGATGGACGAGGACGAAGTTCCTGACAATGAGCGCATCCTCTACATCACGCCGACTCTTCTCGGACTCGTCCGCGATCTCGACACCACGAAGTCGAAGGAAGTTCTCGACGGCTTCGCCAAGGTCGTCAAAGTTCCTCAGAGCCGCTTCTACACCTCGATCAAGCAGCTGTCCGGTAAGGTCGAAACCGTTACCAGCGGCTCTGACGACCAGACCGCCGGCGGCTACAAGAAGGGTGACAGCGCGGTTAATATCAACTTCATGATCATCCACAAGCCCGCCGTTATTCAGTACCAGAAGCACGTCGCGCCGAAGGTAATCACCCCCGAGCAGAACCAGGACGCGGACGCATGGAAGTTCGGCTACCGCAACGTCGGCATCTCTGACGCATACGCGAACAAGGTCGCGGGAATCTACCTCCACAAAGCGGCATCGTAATGGACTATACGTACTACCTGAACGAATACCTCGCCGGGAAGTCCCCGCTTATCCCGGCTGAGGATTTCCCGCTTTATGTCCGGTCAGCCGGGAAACGGCTTGAACGCTATATCGGCGAAGTCCCTGACACGGACGACGCGAAGCTCTGCCAGTGCGAACTGGCGGAGCTTATTTATTCGGACGCTCAGACCGGGCGGGCGGTCACGTCCGAGCATACGGGCGATCTCTCGGTGACGTACGAATCATCCGAAGCCCGCGCGAAGTCGCTCGCGTCGGCGGTCAGGGAATGCGTTTACCGATGGTTCGCCGACTCGGGGCTTCTTTACCGGGGGTGCTGATATGCTGACGAACTCAAGCTGTACGGTCTATCGCGAGAAGACTTTCGAGCGCGTTTTCATCCCGGATTGCTTCTGGAAGGACTCGCGCGGAAAAGCTCTTGTCAAGGGCGGAATGACCGAGGACGCGGCGGTTACTGTTTACATTCCCGAAACCTACGCCGGACTTTCGCCGAAACCGCGCGACATCATCGTCCGTGGTAAGTGTGCGGTCGAGGTCGACACAACAAGCGAGAAGGCGGTTTCGGACGGCGTGAAGGCTCTCAGAGCGTCTGACCCGGTGACGGTGAGGACGGTCGAAGACAAGCTCTACGGCAGGTTCTGCCGCCATGTGAAGGTGGTGGCGTTATGAATCAGCCGAAGGATCACGTTGACGGCGGCTTTAAGTTTCTGTGGAATCCGGTCTTCGCGAAGGCGACGAATGAGAATCTGAGAAGAGCGCAGGAATTTGTCGATTCCGAGTGCATCCGGCAGATGAAACGCTACACGCCATACCGAACCGGATTCCTCTCGAATAACGCGCCGGCGCTCGGCACGAAGATCGGTTCGGGGCTGATCGTCTACAACGCGCCATACGCGCGCTACCAGTACTACGGCGAGGTTTACGGTCCGAACATCCCGATCTATAAGGACGGCGAGCTTATGGGCTGGCGTTCCCCGCCGAAAAAGTCCCCGACCGGGCGCGAGCTTGAATACTCGACCGCGAAGCACCCCGACGCGCAGAAGCTCTGGTTCGAGAAGATGAAAGAGGTCAAGGGCGAAGCGATCAGGCGCGGAGCCGAGAAAATCGCCGGAGGTGGATAATGAACATCATTGAAGCGGTTCGGAAGCTCCTTTCAGAGTTTCCGAGGATAAACGAGATTTCCGGGACGGTTCACATTGACTTCGCGGACTCCGAGCCGGACAGCTATTCGCTTTCGTCGGTCGGCGACGAGCTTTTACGCGAGGACATTCTCGGGAATCCGATAAGACAGCACACATTCTATTTCTACAGCGTCTGGCAGTCGTTTAATGACTTCGACAGGCTGAACAATTCCGGCGCGCTTCTGGAGCTGACCGATTGGCTTGCAAGGCACGGGCGCGGGCTTGAGATCACAGCCGCCATTGACGGCAGGGAGTATCCCGGCGAGGTGAGGAAGATCACCGCGGCGAACGGAATGCTCTTCGAGATTCCGCCCGAGCTGAACGGCGGAGTAAGGTATCAGCTCCAGATAATCGCCGAGTACAAAATCAATACGGAGGATTAAAAATGGCAAAGATCGAAAGAAAATATCTCGCTCACTACCTGAACGCGACGCCGGGCACAGAAGCCGCGACTTATGAGCGGCTCGGAAGCGACCTCGAGGAGTTCTCGACTGAGCTCGGCGCAGAAGTCGAGACTAAAAAGAACATTCTCGGCGAGACGTCGGTAAACCTCAGCTCGTATGAGGCATCGGCTTCCGTCGAGCCCTTCTACGCGGACAAGGCATCGAAGCTCGCGACGCTGCTCCAGGATATTATTGATAACCGAAAGGTTCTCGATGACGCGAAGACCGACTATGTGGAAGTACACACATGGGAGGAAGCGACTGCGGGCAAATACACGGCGTACAAGGAGACTGTGGTTATCGAAGTCACGTCCTACGGCGGAGACTACAACGGCTACCAGATTCCGTTCACGCTGCATTTCTGCGGCGACCGCGTGAAGGGCAAGTTCGACCCGTCCACCAAGGCATTCACCGCCGACGCGGCATGAGGTGACGCATGAAAAGTTTGAATTTCGATTCCGGCGTCAAGGAATACGCTATCAATGACGATCCGAACCGCATAATCCGCGTGAATCCGTCGGATTTCGGCATCGTCGCCAGGGCGCAGAAGGCGAAGGAAGCTCTCGACAAGCTCCGCGTTGACCCCGGCGAGGAGCATCTCGGCGAAGCTCTCGACGCTATGGACAAAGCGGTCAGAGAGCAGATTGACGCGATATTCGGCGAGGGGACTTCCAAGACCGCTTTCGGCGACGTCAACTGCACGTCGCTCGCGAACGGAAACCCGATCTTCCTCAATTTCCTGAACGCGATTCTTCCCGAAGTCGAGAGAGTCGTTGAGGAGGAAAAGAAAAAATCTGACGCGAAGATACAGAAGTACACTTCGCGCGTGAAATGATCGGGCTTCCGGAGACTCTGACGGTGGCGGGTCGGGAATATCCGATCCGCGCCGATTTCCGCGACGTCATAAACATCCTGACGGCGTTCAACGATCCCGATCTGAGCGAGTACGAGAAGGCTTGCGTCTGCCTTGAATGCCTTTACAAAACCGTCCCTGACGACGCTGAGGAGGCTTTGAAGCAAGCCGTGTGGTTCATCGACGGCGGCGAGCCGGTCGCCGAATCGAAGCTCCGGCTGATGGACTGGGAGCAGGATGAGAAGATGATCATAGCGTCGGTCAACCGCGTCGCCGGGCGTGAGGTCCGCGCGGCGGAGTTTCTGCACTGGTGGACGTTCCTCGGGTATTTCTACGAGATCGGCGAAGGGCGGTTTTCGATGATCGTCGGACTCCGCGCGAAGCTGGCGAAGGGAAAGCAGCTGACGAAGGATGAGCGCGAGTTCGTCCGGGACAATCAGGACGTCGTGAAGCTGAAAACCCGGCTTTCGGCGGAGGAAGAAAAAGAGCTTGAACGGCTCAGGAAGATTTTTAACTGAAAGGAGGCGGCGGAATGGTTGACGGGTCATTAAAATTCGATACCAAAGTCGATTCGAAGGGCTTTGATAAAGGCATAAAGACAATCAACTCGTCAGTCGCGTCGTTCGCCGACAAGCTCGGCGGGCTGAAAACAAAGATGCTGGCGGCGTTCTCGATAACCGCGCTCGTCGCGTTCACGAAAAAAGCCACCGAGACCGCCGCGTCGGTCAACGCCGCGAACTCGGCAATGAGTCAGACCTTCGGCATGCTTGAGTCGGCGGCTACGGCGGCTATTAACCGTGTCGCGGACGAAAGCGGTATTCTCGATACGCGTCTGAGGTCGACCGCGACCGGAATATACGCCTTCGCGAAGACTTCCGGCATGGAGTCGGCAACGGCTCTCGGGATGATGGAGGAGGCACTGCAAGTCGCGGCGGACAGCGCGGCGTATTATGACCGCTCGCTCGAAGACACGTCAGAGACGCTGAAATCCTTCCTCAAGGGCAACTACGCGAACGACGCCGCGCTCGGTCTATCTGCGACAGAGTACACGCGAAACGCCGCGGCGATGAAGCTGTACGGAAAATCGTTCCAGAACCTCTCCGAGGCTCAGAAGCAGCTCACACTCCTCCAGATGGTCAAGGACGCGAACGATCTCTCCGGCGCGACCGGGCAGGCGGCACGTGAGGCTGACGGCTGGGAGAATGTCATCGGCAACCTGAAAGAGGCGTGGAAACAGCTCATCGCGGTCATCGGTCAGCCGGTACTGAAGCTGGCAATACCTGTGGTGCAGTCGATGACGGCGGCACTACAGAGACTTACCGATTACGCAACCGCCGCGTGGCAGGCACTTTCGAAGGTCTTCGGCTGGGAGCAGGCCGACGCGATTTCAGCCGCGACCGATTCCGAAAAGGAGCTTACAAAGGCGGTTGAAGCCACCACAGAGGCGCAGGAAGGCGCGCTGGCGGGGTTTGACGAGATTCAGGTGCTGACGGACAAGTCGGCAGGGAATGCGTCGGCTGATTCGACCGCGAAGGCCGTCGAAGCCCTTGCCGGTGCTGATCAGACATCCGGCGGCGTTCTGACTCCGACCATCGACACGTCAAAGCTCGAAGCGGGTATTGCCTGGATAAAGTCATCATTCGAGTCGCTCGCGTCATGGTTCGACTCGACAATCAAGCCGATATTCTCCGGTATGTTCTCGGACATGACGACGGCGACCGAACCTATCCGTGAGTGGTTCGAGACTGATTTCCCGGGCTTTGCCGAGACGGCGAAGTCAACGTTCACGTCGGTCTTCTCGGGCGCGGTTGAGACTGTCAGCATGGTTCTTTCCGATCTGTGGGATATACTGATGTCGCTCGCGTCGACCTTCTCGACGGCGATTTTCCCGACGCTCGCCGGATACGGTGAGGAGCTCATGAAAACCTTCTCGGTCGTCTTTGACACGCTGAAAGGGCTTTTCGACCGGGTCTGGCAGGAGGGAATTTCGCCGTTTCTGACACAGCTTGCCGGAAGATGGGACGACATCTGGCAGTCGGTAAAAGCGGCATGGGACAAGCACGGACAGCCGATATTTGAAGGCATCCGGACGGCGGTTCAGAATGTCGGCGACTTCCTCGTCAAGACCTGGGAGACGCTTATAAAGCCGGTCTGGGATCATTTCATGCAGGTCACCGATCAGCTCTGGCAGGAGCATTTAAAGCCGCTCTGGGACAAGATACTCGACTTTATCGGCAATCTCGTCGAGAACGCGCTGATAATCTTCAACGAGGTCATCATGCCGATCGTCAATAAGGTCGCGGACTATCTCTACCCGGTTATCGAAACGGTCATGAACTCTATTATCGACGTAATAAGCACGGTCTATGAAGTCATTTCGAACATCGTCAGTTCGGTAATTGACATAGCCGACGGGCTCGTCAAGTTCATTACCGGCGTTTTTACGAATGATATGGATAAGGCTTTCGAAGGTCTGAATCAGATGTTCAAGGGGCTTGTCAACGGCATAATCTCACTGCTCGAGGGCTTCTGCAATCTCGGCGTGAGCGCTTTGAACAGTCTTCTGAAGATCATGGCGTCGGTTGTCAACGCGATTGTCGACGCCATCAACAGTATTTCGATAGACATTCCCGACTGGGTGCCGTTCTTCGGCGGCAAGAGCATCGGATTCAATCTCGACCGCGTTTCGCCGAAACTATTCGAAGAGGTGAAGATTCCGCGCCTCGCCACCGGAACGGTCATTCCCCCGAACAAGGAATTCTTAGCCGTCCTCGGCGATCAGAAGCAGGGGACGAACATCGAAGCGCCGCTTGAAACCATCAAACAGGCCTTTCGTGAAGCTCTCGCCGAGTCGGGCGGCTCGTCGCGTCAGATGACCGTCGTGCTGCAAGTCGGTCGGCGTGAACTCGCGCGCACCGTCGTCGAGCTGAGCCGTGAGGAGCAGCAGAGAGTAGGAATGAGGATAAGAACCGTATGAATATTTGCATACTCGAAGGGAAAGTGTATGACGCGAACGTAGTCGAAATCGAGGAGAATTTCAACATCCTATATACTGACAACACGAAGAGAACGCTCTCGAACGGGCATATGTTTCTCGACCCCATCGGGACATTTATCGGGCACTCGGTGACGTTCGCGCCGAGTAACAATCGCGAGGATTTCGACGCGCTGTGGGACTTCTTTAAGGTCCCGCGGCGCAAAGGATTTAATATCACGTGTGTTGACGGGCAGAACCGGACGATCTCGTATAAAGCGTACACCTCAAACGGAGCGCGAAAAACGACTTTCGTCCGAAACGGGACCGTGTACTGGGACAGTATGCAGGTAAATATCATCCCGATTGACGCGCAGGTGGTACCGACATGATCCGGATGATATACAAGGACATCGCCGTCGGCTCGAAGACGGCGTTTGCACCATCGTCGAACGACGCCGCGAGTATATCTAAGCTCTCCGACCTAAACGCCGATCTCGTCTTCGCGAGCTTCGGCACAGGTGGTGAGATGAACCAGTTTTTACTGGACGGCGAGCAAGGCGTCCTTCCGGACGACCTGACGAATGTCCCCCTCGGACTGTGGTCGAATCAGCTCTCGAGCGATGACGGCAGCTTCGCGACGCCGATAACGCTCACAATGACCGCGTCGGGTCTCTACTCGTCGCAGGGAATCACATTGACCTTCGATCCTGATGTCGGAGTCTACGCGACAGCGGTCAATATCAAGTGGTACAACGGAACGACGCTCCTCTACGACGTCGATTTCACGCCGGACAGCGCGAATTATTTCTGCTCGAAGAAGGTCGACAACTACAACAAAGTCGTCCTGGCCTTCACGGCGATAAACTTCCCGCACTGCCGATTGAAGCTCCGCGCGCTCGACCACGGAATAATCCGCACCTTCGCCGGGCGGACTCTGACCGACGTCTCGGTCATTCAAGAATGTTCGCCGGTTTCGGACGAGATCGCCATTGATACGATGGACTTCACGCTGATCGGCGACGAGGACGTCAATTATGTGTTCCGGTCGAAACAACCGCTGACACTCTACAGCGACGCAGACTTGCTCGGAGTCTTCTTCGTCAAGTCCTACGAGCGGACGGCCGACCGGATTTACTCGGTCGCGTCTGAGGACTATATGGGGCTTTTAGAAAGCGTCGGATTCTCAGGCGGCATTTACACATCGGCAAACGCTAACGAGCTTCTGGCGGCTGTATTCGCGTCTGCGAACGTGCCGTATGACATCTCGGGGATAGCCGGGAAGACGGTCACGGGATGGCTTCCGGTCTGTACCTGCCGCGAGGCGGTACGGCAGATCTGCTTTGCTATCGGCGCGGCGGTCAGTACGGCGAGAAGCGATAAGGTACGCGTTTTCGTGCCGTCCGACGAGATCGTGCGGAAATATACACTCGCCGACACGATGCAGGGTCAGACCTTAACCGACCGCGACACGAAGCTTACCGAACTCAGGCTGACGCTCCACAACTACGCGCAGACGTCCGAGACGGTCGAGCTTTACAAAGCCGCCGATTCCGGCACAGGCTCGAATATTTATGTCGACTTCTCCGAGCCGATCTATGGACTGACCATCACGAACGGTTCGATAACCTCGTCGGGCGCGAATTTCGCGGTCATCACGGCAAACAGCGGATGCGTTCTCAGCGGCAAGAAGTATCGCGATCTGACGTCGGTCATCTCGAAGACGAACCCGTTGACGAACGTCGGAGACCCGGCGAACGTCGTCGAAGTCAAGGACATGACATTAGTCGGCGCGGCGAACGCACAGACGCTGCTCTCAACACTGTGGGAGTTTTACGTAAAGTGCGGCACGATCACGTCGGAGCTGGTGCTTAACGGTGAAAAACCGGGCGACATGATCACACTGGCAACCGAGTATTTAGGCGATATCGACGCGCGGATAGAATCCGAACGATATAATCTGTATGGCGGTGCTATAGTCGCGGAGGTGACGGCACGATGAATCTGGTATATGACAGAACCGCGCAGGACGTCGAGACGGCGCGGACACAGCGCGGGACGACACTGACGCCGCTTAAGGGCTGTTATAACGCATCCGACATGAACCGGGTCGCGGCGGCGGTGACTGAGATCGCAGCCGAGCTGAATTCGGCGGGGTATACGGTGACGGTGAACCCGAGGACTTACGCCGAATCGGACATAATCCGACGTTCGGATTTCGCGGCATATCTCACGGACGTTCAGACCCTCCGCGATGCGATCGCTGTCCGCGCCTCAACGCCGGAGCTGCCCGCGGCGGACGCGAAGCTCGATTTTGTCGGCGCGAACAACATCGAGAAGATTCTCGCCGACCTTGACGAGCTTCTCGGCTGGATGAAATACAGTCAGAAATACTGCGGCACTTTTGCCGCCGGACAGACAATATTACCACGAAAGGGATGATTTAATGGCGGTTTATCAAGCGCCGGACATACGCGACCGGATCGCGGTCGGGGACGATCTTTACCAGATTGCCGACTCCGGCGGAAAGAAGAAGCTGACGCCTGACCCGACCGAGGTCACCGAGCCGGGGACGCCGATCAATAAGGCGCTTTTGCAGCCGATGGCGGACGCGATACAGAGGATGGACGCGGACTTAGTGCCGTATACGCTGTATTACTGGCGGCGAAGACCAACCGCGAACAGCTATGTCGAGGGGCGGCAGACGGCGTATTCGGCGGGCGTCGGGTATAATCATACATCGAACAGTAAGGACTACTACTACCTTGATGCGAAGCGGTATGTGAGATACAGCGGCGAAGAAGAAGGCACCAATTATTTCGCGACATTAAAATACGCCTCCAGCATCACAATTAATCAGTCAACCGGCGCGATCTCGCTGAACAATCCGGCGACGTATACCTTCACAAGCAGTGACAATGTTTATGAGTCGGAAACCTATGGACGATTCCAAGGGAAATACGTTCAAGGCTTCCTGGGTATAGAAAGCAAAACCTTTTACATCCCCACCAGCGCGTACATGGTAAAGCACAGCTGGTCGAACAACGGCGGCGATAACTGGAACGAACAAGGCTACGAGGTCACTTCGGACATGGGCGACACGCTCATGCCGATGCTGATAAGCAGCGTGAAAACTTCGGTCACCGGCGCATGGGAGACGATCTCGGCGGACACATCGGACGCTTATCCGCACTCTGGCACACAGGACGGCTACGAATGGGTCTACTGCGGAAGAATATCGGACTTCGCACCCGGAGTCTATCCGCTGAGGATAAACAGCATCAGCATCACGTCCGCGAGCTGGAACAACAATACTTACACGTTGCAAATGCCGTGCACGCGCTATTTTCTGTGGAGCAATGAAGGCGTGTCGTTGCTGGTGGACAATGGCAAGGCATACGGTTCGTACACTGAGCGCAAGTCGTTTAGCTACGATCAGCAAACAAATTTCTGCGGAGCGGTTGACAGCATCGATGTAGGCGACCACGATGGCGAATCCGCGGCATACAGTCTGAGCTTCACCGCATCGGGCGTTATCGTCACGAAAGGGCGCTCGAGTGCTCTTACGCTATTTTACCTGCCATTGCCATGAGGTGAATTATGACTTACTCACTCTGGGACAAAACATCCCCTATCTACGACATCACCGCCGAGCAGGCGATGATAAACAATCCGCTGTACGGCTCGGAGAACAGCTATCTTATCCTCCGCGACGACGGTTCAATCCTCGACATTCTGCCGATTTCGACGCTCCGGGAGCTGACCGGAAAGGACGCGACAGCGGCTGACGCGGAGGTCTGCGAAGCTTACATCGCGAAGCTCACCGAACCCATACCCGAGCCGCAGCCATCCGGAGACCTGACCGCGCTGTCCGCAAAGGTCGCGAGCCTCGAGGAGCAGCTCGCGACGATCGAAGCCGTCAACAAAACCATTTTAGGAGTTGAATGATATGGACGAGAAACTTATCGCAAAGGCGCGGGAGCTCCGCGCAATCCTCGAGAAGGCGATGACCATCGCGTCGGGGCTGACTGACGCGGAGGCGGTCACCGCGACCTGCCTGTATCCGAAATGGAGCGGAAACGGCGTCGCGTATGTCAAGGGGCAGCGGGTACAGGATGACGGGGTGCTTTACACCGTGCTCCAAAACCACACCTCTCAGGCGGGATGGAAGCCGGCCGCCGCGCCGTCACTTTTCGCGAAGGTGCTGATCCCTGACCCGTCGGTCGTCCCCGAGTGGGAGCAGCCCGACTCGACGAATCCGTACATGAAGGGCGACAAAGTGAAGCACAACGGCAAGACCTGGGTGTCGCTAATCGACAATAACGTCTGGGAACCCGGAGCCGTCGGAACTGCCGCTCTGTGGCAGGAGGTGACCGAATGATAGTCGAAAAAATCATATCATGGGCGATACCGTTCGTCTGCGGCGGTGTGATCACCGGGCTGATCGCCTATGTCAAGACATTGAGACGACGGAACGACGCGATAATGGAAGGTGTGCAGTGCCTGCTCCGCGCCGAGGTCATCCGGAATCATGACAAGTACGTGCTGGATAAGAACTGCTGCCCGATCTACGCGAAGGAAGCTTTGAAGCGAGCCTATCACGCATACCACGAGTTACACGGGAACGACGTCGCGACCGGGTTGTACAACGAAGTAATGGCACTGCCGACGGAGGCGAGAGAAAATGATCATAAGAATCGTACCTGACAAAGAGGGGCGGCTTACACAGTGGGACAAAGACCGGAAGGTCATTGTCACCGGTCTTGAGGGCGGCGCGGAGGTACACTTCGCGTCGCCGGGCGACGACCACGGCGCGTATGTCGTCGAGCTGACGGGCGGCGAAGCGGCTGTCCCGAACATCCTGCTGACAATGGCGGGCGTCATCAACGTTTATGTCTATCCCGCCGACCGGACTGTCTTCGCGGCTGCGCTCCCGGTCATGGCGCGGGAGAAGCCGGACGACTACATCTACACAGAGACCGAGGTGCTGAGCTACAAAACGCTCGACGAGAAGATCGGCGACCTTGCGCAGCTTACAACTGCGGCGAAAGAGAATCTCGTCGCGGCGATAAACGAGGCGGCGACGAAAGGTACTGCGTCGGTATATATGCGCGTCGCGGAGGGGTATATCGAGTACTCCGGCGACGGCGTGACGTGGGAGAAGCTGATCGCGGTCGATGAACTGAAAGGACCGAAAGGCGAGAAAGGCGACAAGGGCGACACCGGAGCACAGGGTGTGCCGGGTGCTCAAGGAGTTCCGGGTGAGAAAGGAGAGAAGGGTGATCCGGGAGAGCCGGGTGCTCAAGGCGTACAAGGCGTAAAGGGTGACAAAGGCGACGCGGGAAGCGACGGCGCGAAGGGTGAGAAGGGCGATAAGGGCGACGCTTTTACCTACGACGATTTCACAGCTGCGCAGCTCGCCGCACTGAAGGGCGAGAAGGGAGACCGGGGCGAGCAAGGACCGCAAGGCGTGCCGGGTAAGGACGGCTCGGACGCAACGGTCGAGATCGTGACCCCCTCGGCAGCGTCGACAGACAATCAGGCGGCGAGCGCGAAAGGCGTGTGGGACTTGATCGGCGACGTGAAATCGCTGGCGGATATTACCGGAAAAGTCGGGGACGGCATTGTGATCAAATCGGTGGACGCTGACGCAAAGCCTGTGGAGTGGGAAAACGTGAAACTGGCGAAGTCGGACGGCACGAACCTGAGCGACGCGGAAACATGGCGCATGAAGTTAGCCGCACTGCCGGGAGCAAAAATCTACTGCAAAGATTCAGACGGGAAAATTCTTGCATACACTGATCGGAATTTCACGTACGAAGCGAATTATGCATCTGCAATGGCACTTGCCGACTACGGCAATTCGCTGCTGATTTACGGAAACAAAACCTATCAATGCACAGGCTTTGAGTCGCCCGCAAGTATTCCGGGCGCACTTGTTGTGGCTGTTTATTTCAGGGCGGAGCTAACCAGCTCCGGGCAGGTCAAGACTGAGATAGCAAAATTCAACCCCATGGATTACATTTCGGGTACGATACCATCGCCTGTGACAATCACGGAATTGATACCGGCAAGCGAAGCGCGGGTTGCGAGCGTGGAAGAGGACGCGAAGGTTGTACGAACGATTCTGCTCGGCGAGGAGGAAGAGACGAAATGAAAGGCATCGACGTGTCGACGCTGCAAGGCGTCATCGACTGGCAGACCGCCGGGAAAAGTATTGACTTCGCGATGATCAAGGCGACGCAGGGACGCGGCGAGGGCGCGGCGACGCGGCTGCTGTCGAAGTTCACCGACTCGAAGTTTAAGCAGAACGTCACTGCCTGCACTGTCCCGCGCGGCGTGTACCACTATTTCACAGCGACCACGAGGGCGAAGGCTTATGAGGAAGTCGACTATTTCTGCAAGGTCATCGAGCCGTTCTCGGACTGCTTTTCGCTCTGGGCGGCTCTCGACGTGGAAAGCAAGTACCTTAAGGGGCTCGGAAAGACTGAGCTTACGGCGATCGTCCGGATCGCGCTTGACCGGATAAAGCTCCGCGGCTTTGTGCCGATGCTTTACACAAACCCGGACTTTCTGACCTACCGCTTCGAGCCGCACGCCTTTGACGACATCGACATCTGGCTTGCGCACTGGGGCGTGAAAAAGCCGATGAACGTTTCCCGGCTGAAAATCTGGCAGTACGGCGCGGGGAGCTGCCCCGGGGTGAAGACGAAGGTCGACCTGAACGCCGGATACTTTGATCAGTCGGTCAAGGCATACGCGCCCGACGACAAGTACACAGTGCAGCCGGGCGACCGCTACACAAACGGCAAGCCCGTGCCGTCGGCATACTGGGGCAAGACCTACACGGTCTGGCAGGTCAAGCCCGGCGCGGTGTTGCTGAAAGAAATTGTGAGCTGGGTTGAAGTATGAGGTACTTGAAGCGGCTAATCCTCGCGGTGCTGATCTACCTCGCGGTTTATCTGCCCTTTATCGCCGTTCTGCAAGCCCTCACCGGCACCGACCTGACCGCCGCGTTTTCGGTCGGCGGGATCGTCGGGGCGGTGGAACTCGCGCTCGGCAGTATTATTAAAATCACTGAAAACAAAGAGATAAACAAGAAAGGATATATCGAAAATGGACAAAATGGATATAACGCCGATTCTGGAGCTGGTGGTGAAGCTGATATTCACGCTGATAACGATTTTCCTCGTCCCGAAGCTGAAGGAGCTGATTTCGACCAAGGTCGCGGAGAGTGACCAGAAGAAAATCATCCGCTGGGTAGAACTCGCCGTCCAGGCGGCTGAGGAAGCGGAGCGTTCCGGGCTGATCGACAAGAAAGCGAAGTACAAGTATGCGAAAAGTTTCCTTGAGGCTCGCGGTGTGACCTTCGACGCCGACACCATGCAGGCGCTGATCGACAGTACCTGCTGGGAACTTTTTAACCAGTTCAAGAAAGATTCCGACTCGGACGCCGAAAGCGAGGCGTGAAATGAGAGCTGACGACGTGGCTGACCTCACGCGATCCGAGTGGACGCGAGTCATTGATGAGTGCATCCATGATCGGAAATGGCGAGATATTTTCAAGCGACGCTGGCTCGACGGAATTAAATTCGAGCCCCTCGCGGAGGAGTTTGAGCTTTCCGTCCGGCAGACTCAGCGGATCGTCAAAGCCTGCGAGCAGAAAATCAAATCACGTATATAAATGTCACGAAACCGTCGCGAAAGCGGCGGTTTTTATTCGTTCACTTTGCACAAAAATCGTGCTATAATATATATGCCGGAGGGAACTCCGAGTATATATACAGGATGGTGAAACCATATGGCAGAATTCGCATCAAACGCAAAGGGCAACGCGGCTCTTACGACCGGTATTATCGGTACGGCGGGCGTCGGTCTGGGACTGCTTAACGGCGGTCTCGGAAATCTCCTCGGCGGGCTCGGTGGCTGTAACGCTCAGCGCCAGACAGCGACCGATACAGCGGCGCTCATGGCGATGTCGGCACTCGCCGGACGAGTATCGGCTGATGGCTGCACTTGCAACGAGGACCATAAGGTCGACCGCTACGAGGCAGCTCAGGCGGCGAGAATCGCCGAGCTGGAGACCGAGGTAAAGCTCCGCGACGCGAACACCTACACCGATCAGAAAATGCTCGAGATGTACAAGTACTTCGACGGCAAGGTCGGCACGCTCGAATCCGCCGTCGCGGCTCAGGCAGTCACTAATCAGCGCGTCGCTGACAGCTTTGAGGCTGTCCACAACGACATCGTATGCACCAAAAACGAGCTTTACTCGGCAATCCGCAACGAGGCTGAGAAGCGCTGCTGCGGCGACAACAGCATCGTCACTTACGCCAACGCCACTTTCTATCCGAAATTGGTCGCGGACATCACGCCCGGCACCGGAACCACCGCTCAGCCGACCTACAACCCGATCCCGAAGTGCGGCTGCGGCTGCGACTGCAACCGATAAGCTTCAAGGGGCGGCAATCGCCGCCCCCGTCCTTGAAAGTGAGGTGTGCGTATGGTGACTCTGGCACAGGTGCAGGCTGGTGTCGAGAAGTATCTCGAAACCGAAATACTGTCGAAAATCCCCGACTGGCGGAAATGGGTTCTCGGCGCGGGCGCGTCGCGGATGCTCTCGCGGTCGACCGAAATTTTTAATCAGCTGAAAACTAATCCTGCCGTCGCGGCGATGGGGGTGATTGATGAGCAGGATCAGATCGACATTGACGCGATTTACCGCGAGTTCGCGAAGCAGGCTCAGCGCGGGGCGATAACCTTTGACATCCCGTTGATGGGCGCGCTGACGGTGAACTCGGGCGACATCGACAGGCTCTACAACTATATAATCGGAGGGTAAAAAATGAAAGACGAGATCATGAAGGGCATCGTATGGATGACCACCGACGGCATCAAGGACGCGGGGATGTCGTACGATTACGCTGAGAATGCGAAAGAAGCCGGGAAGCCCGAGCTCGCGGCGCTTTTTATCGAGGACGCGAAGTACCGGCTCGGGAAGGTGAAAGAGTGGTACGACAGAGCGATGACCATGCACGGAGCTGTCGACGGGGTGACCGACGAGCTCATCGAGTGGCATCGTCAGGCGTACCGAGAGCTGCTGGACAGGGTCATGAAATTTAAGGCTTAAGCCGGAGGAGCGGGAACGCTCCTTTTTCTTTACTCAAAGCGCGGGCGATCGAAAAACACTGATTCCCCGCCGGGAAACTTTTGGGCAACGCAGGGCTAAAAAAACATATATTTAAGTGTTAAATGATATAGGAGAATATAAAATTTTATACCCCAAAAACCGCATGAATGCAAGAAAAAACCGCTCATCAGCCTGACAAGCGGTTTTTCTGTTTGGTGCAGGTAACAGGAATTGAACCTGCATGAAAAGTCCGAAAAGTGCCGAAAATACGTTAATGTTATTTTTTCGTGGGCAACTTTTGGGCAACTCAGCGCAGAATTCCGTTATAATAACTCGCCAGACGGTCGAACATTTCGTCCTTCTTGTCTGCCATGATGTGACCGTAGACACGGTTGACCATGTCCTCGGTTTCGTGCCCGAGATAGTCCGCGATGTACTTGACCGGAATGCCGAGCATAATCATCACTGACGCGGCGTAATGCCGTAGCTCGTGGAATGTGTAATGCTTGTCACAGACTGCTTTCAGAGCTTTCTGGTAGCGGTCGTAGATATTGTTGGACTTCAGGTCGGTGACGAACTCAGAGCCTGGCATGGCTTCACGTGCGCGTCTGAGCGCGGTTTCGACTGCCGGGAGCATTTTTATCATCCGCTCCCCGGCAGTCGATTTCGTACCCTTAAGGACAATGTTGTTGTCTATGTCGCGCACTTTTGCCGCGCAGACGCAGATTGCCTTCTTTTCAAAATCAATCTTCTCCCACCTGAGCCCGAGAATTTCCGACATGCGCATTCCGCACAGCGCGGCAAGATGAACCGGCGCGTCAATGTCCGTTCCCCGGACCTCAGTCAGCAGGGTAACAACGTCGGCTTCGGTCGGGATGATTATATCCGGCTTCTTTTTCTGCGGCAGCTTCGTGTGAAGAGTAAAGTCGGGGCGGAACATCTTGAGCGCGGACGAAAGTAAGCCGTGCATATTCCGGACTGTCTTCGGCTCGTGGTCAACCGCCGCTTCTCCGATCGCGAGCTGAACCTGCTCCTGCGTCAGCTCGCCGAGCTTTATGTCGTGTAGCGATTTCAGACTGTTCTTTCGCGTCTGGGTGTACTCGCGATAGGTTTTCGGCGAGAGGGCGTTCTTCTTTGCCTCGACGTAACGCTCCATCGCCTCGGCGACGGTCAGGTCGTCGTATGGGTTATCCGACTTTGGCTTCTCCCTCTCGGCGAGGAGTTCCGCCTGGAGCTTCTCGGCTTTCTGAATCGCTTCCGCTTTCGTCGCGCCGGTGACCGAGCGGTATTTTTTGTTCCCGACGTACACTTTTATACGCCAGCTGTTACCGCGCTTTTCGGGTTTCAGCATTGACATGGCTTATCTCCTCACCCATCCGATGGTCGGCACGAGGATGTCCATAGCCATTGTCAGGCAGATAAACGCCATCAGCGAGAGGGCGACAATGACCGCTATGCGCAAGTTCCGCCGTGTCCGCTCACAGGTGATTTTCAGGTCGATGACCCGGCGCTGATACACCTTTATCAGCTCTTCCTGCTCCTCGCCGCTGTCGTCGCCGTACAGCCATCGCATGGTCGTTTCCAGCGCCGCCGCCAGGAGCTCAACCGTTGCTTCCGCCAGCGGCTGTCCGGCAAGCGCTCTTTTCACTGTCATCTCTGATACCGACGCCGCGTCGGCAAGACGCGCCGTTGTCAGAGACATTTCGTGCATTTTCGTGCGTAATCGGTCGGTGTTGATAGATTGGCTCATATGCTGTTCTCCTTATGTCACAATATTTTTTTCGCCGCACAGCATCTGTTACTTGATGTTTGCCGTCGGATGATGTATAATTAGAACAGATGGAACGGTATATACAAATTATACCACTAATTACAATAAATGTCAATAGAAAACTATAAAATTTTATAGAAATATGGGAGGTAGAAAAAATGGACCTGCGCGAGATGATCATCCGGGAGCTACATAAAGCGACGCCGAAACAGCTGCGGCTGATTTACAAATGGGTCAGGTGGATCATGCGAAGAGAATAGAAAAGGGAGGGCATGAACCCTCCTTTTCCTTTACTCGTCCGGTTGATTCTTCGCGTCATCCTCTGCCTTTTTCAGGACTTCGGCGGCGGCTTTAAGCGCCTTCCACCCGTTGTCGTCCAGAGCGGCGAGTATCGACAGCAGCTGTTTCGCGAAGTCGTTGTCGCCGTCCCCGAACAGCGTCTTGCCTACGAAGTCTGTGATCTGCTCGTCGCGTGTCGGCGTCCGGAACATTTCGCCTTCGCCGGTCTCAAGCCAGATACGGTCACAGCCGTAGGTTCGGCAGATGAGATCGAGGAACATAGGTGCCGGAGATGTCAGACCGTCTTCGAGGTTACGGATAACGCCAAGTCCGACACCGACCTTTTCACCGAACTTTGTCTGTGAAAGTCCGACCGATTTCCGGAGCTCGCGAAGTCTGTCTTTGATTTCTACCATCGCTTCACCTCCTTTCAGGTATTATTATATCACACTTCTTGTTGCTTGTCAAGCAAAAAATAAAAAATATTTTTTTGAAAAAGGACTTGACAAACAAGAAAAGATGTGCTATAATATACTCACAAGCAAGTCAAGTGGAAAATACATGCTTGACAATCAAAAAAGGAGTACACACCATGAACATCAAAGAATTCACCGAGCGCACGGGTTTCTACCCGACCTACGAACACTACAAGTTCATCGAGAAGTCCTACATGGACTTCGACGGCAACAAGGACGCCTTCTGCAAGGCGTTCCGCGAGAACGCCGACGGCATCGCCGAGAAGATCACCCGCGAAGTTGAACGCTTCATCGAAGAGCAGACCGAACTCGGAATGCACGAGCATGACGCGATGGAAGAGCGTCTGAACGCTCAGCAGGAAGAAATCGAGAAGCTGAAAGCACAGCTCGACGCCGAACTCGAATGGACACCCTGCAAGGACGCCGGGACGCGGATGACTCAGCGCGACTACGTGATGCTCAAAGAGGATAAGTTCACGAAGACGATGACCGACGAGGAAGCCGCGAACTTCATCGCCGAGGAGCTCGGGTTCAACGCCGAGAGGGTGCGGATCATCCGCAAGGCTGAGACCTACGAGGTCAACAAGCACCGCCGGATGAGAGTCGCGGAGACCTACGAGCGCGAGCCGCTGTACGAGTCGACCGACTGGAACTACGTCAGATTCGATGTGTGCGGCATGACGTATGAGTACGTCAACGGACAGCTCATGATGTACCAAGGATAAGGAGGCAAAGAAATGAAGAAGTACAAGGTCTATGACATTTATGAAGGCAAGGAAACTCTGGGCTACGCCGACACGATGGACGAGGTAAAGCTCATGGCAAGAGATCAGGCGGAGGCTACTGACGGCGAGTGCCTCGTGGTCTGCGCGGAACTCAACCCCGACACGGGCAGGTATCGGTTCAGCGAATACAAAGAGGTCAAAATCTGATCGCAGAGTGAGGGAGCACCGAGTGCTCCTGTAATGCGGGAACGTCGGTCACAACTCCGACGTGAAGGAGGTGAGAGAAATGAAAGGCAAAGACATCGACTTGATCTGCACGTGCGCGACATGCCCCGAGCAATACGACGCTCACGATTCCGCCGGGAATCTGGTCGGATATGTGCGTGTCCGCTGGGGATACTGCGAGGCATGGTGTACGATTGCCGACTCGGATGATCGGCTCGTATACGGCAGAAAAATCCGCGGTTTGTGGAGCTTCCACAGTGTGTTTGAACGGTGGATTCACCTGCGGCGTATCAGGAGCGCGATTGCGAAGTATCTGAGCAAGCCGCGCAGCAACAATTTTTAGGAGAAATAATCATGAAAATGTTCGAAAAATTCCTGGTCATAAACCAGAAAAACGTCAGCCCCCTCGCCGACCTTATGGAGGCAAAGGGACTGACGCCCGAGGACGTCGCGCTCGTCCTTGACACGGTGAAGCACGACAGCGACCACTCCCCCACAAAGCTTACGGCATATGTGGAAGTCAGAACCGCCGAAGAGCTTCAGCGTCTGATGAACGGCGGAGTACCCGACAGAATCGTCGCACTGAACGGTCTGAATCTGTACGTTCGGAAACACTACGATTCAGAGTACACTCCGGTCACAAGCCTCAAGGGTGTCGACCCCAAGGATAAGGGAGTAACGAAACGCGACACTCTTGAAAGCTAAAGGTCGCAAAACGCGACATTTGAAAGGTGTGAGCAAAACTCTCACCCATCGAGAATAAGACGGGAACGAATCGTTCTCCCTCGGCGGAACGATACCGTCGCGAAACGCAACACCATCCGAAAACGGTCTCCGAAACAGAGACCGTCAAACACAGAAAGGAACACCACAATGGAAAACGAAAACAAGATTCAGGTCTTCGAGAAAGAAGAATTCGGTAAAGTCCGCACGCTGATGATCGACGGCGAACCGTGGGCAGTCGGCAAGGACGTAGCCGAAGCCCTCGGTTACAAGAACCCGAGCAACGCCGTCGCGGCGCACGTCGATCCCGAGGACAAAACCACATACCAGATTCAGGTATGCGATACTGATTCGACATACCCGAAACAGGTATGCCGGTCAAATCTCAAAACCGACATCACCCTCATCAACGAATCCGGCTTATACTCCCTCATCCTCAGCTCAAAGCTCCCGAAGGCGAAGGAGTTCAAACGCTGGATAACCTCCGAGGTCCTGCCCGCGCTCCGCAAGACCGGACACTACGGCACGGCTCAGAAGCCGACTCCGACCGACCCGGCAAAGCTCGCCGAACTCGTCGATACCGTCGCCGGACTCGCCCGCGCTCAGCGCAAGAACCCCCGCGAGGTCGCCTACTGCGCGGCTGTGGTCATGCACCAGTACGGAGTCGATCTCCCCGGCGAGTTCCTGACCTCTCAGATTCACGGCGAACACATCCTCGCGCAGGAGCTTGAAGCCGAGTGGAACAGAGTCCGCAACTACAAGCCGATTCTGCCGTGGAACGAATAATGGAATGAAAGGAGAACCACATGACTAACTACACAATCGACACTCAGACCCTCGCGGAAATCATCGCCATAGTGCAGGAGATGTCCGCACAGTCCCGTCGCGACCTGCTCCTCGTCGGGCAGGGAATCGTGATGGGCGAGCAGAACCGAAAGGAGAAAGACCATCATGCCAAGGCTGCCACAGTCGCGGGCTGACCGCCAGCAGACGGCGGTGCTCAGAGCGATAGACGCGTACGCCGCTGAGCGCAAACGCGCCGGACAGACCCTGGAGACGACAGCGAGGACGTTCGGGTTTGAGTATCAGACGTTAAATCACCGGCGTCAGCGTCCGGAGACGTTCACCCTCGCTGAACTGCAAAGGATCGCGAGCACGCTGAATATTTCACTCATGACGCTACTCGGAGAGAAAGGAGTCTTCGGTGGAGAAGAACATCCCGGAGCTTAACCGCGCCTACAGCGTCCATCTCGCCTGTCTCAGGGCGCGAAAACTGACCAGACCCGAAGCCGAACGAGCTCTCGCGGTCTGGTCGGCAAAGTACGACCGGCGCGTCGCGAGGGGCGATTCAATGCACCCCGGATACGGCACGTACGGCGGAATCTTAGAAGCCTACGCGAAACGCGAGGCGCTTAAACAGTATCTGGAAGAGGTGAAAGCAGATGCAGACCGTACCATATGAGAAGATGCACGCGATCCAGAGCGACATCATCAGAAAACAGGAGCGCGAAATCAACGCTCTGCGCGAGTCGAACCGAGTCCTGCAAGCGACCGCTCAGACGCTCGCTGAGGCTCTGGCGCAGGCACTGAGCCGCGAAGGACGCGACCGTGTGTTCGTACCCGTCAAGGAGATAAAGCCGTCCGGCGCGTCGTTCAGAGTCGAGCAGACAATCGACGGCGACATTCTGCTCGTGAGAGCATGAGAAAAGCCCGCGTGGAATGGCAGTTCCGACGGCGGGCAAATCAAATCAACCACCAATATTATAACATAAAGGAGATCAAATGTCAACCCTTTTCAACATTTCTTCACGCTACGGCGAACTTCTCGAAAAAATCGACCTCTTCGCCGAATTCGAACCCGACACCGACGCCGACGGCAACTACCTTGACCCCGACGGCAACGTCATCCATGATCTCGCCGACTACCGCGCGGTCATGACCGAAACGCTCCTCGATACGCTCGACGCGATCGACGGCGAGATGGCGGACAAGCTCGCGAACTGCGGCGCGTTCGTCAAGCAGTTAAGCTCCGAGGTCGACGCGCTCGAAGCCGAAATCAAGTCGCTGCGGAATCGCAGCGCGGCGAAGAAGCGCGAAATCGAGAGCTTCAAAACCTACATAATGGCGTGCATGGATCACGCCGACGTCAAAAAAGTCGACCAGCCGCTCGCGAAGCTCACCATCCGCAACAATCCCGAGGCGGTCAGCGTCGCGAACGAAAAGGCGTTCATCGACTGGGCACAGATCATGAACCGCGACGACCTGCTCCGCTACTCCGCGCCGGACATCAACAAGACGGCGATCAAGACCGCGCTGAACGACGGTCAGGACATTCCCGGCGTTCAGATCGTGCGCACGAAGTCCCTGATGATCAAGTAAAGGAGGTAAGACATATGTTCGAGAAAGCAGCAAGGAAGAAAGCAAAACTCAGACTCGCGCTGACGGGTCCTTCCGGCTCGGGCAAGACCCTGTCGGCACTGATGATAGCGGGCGGCATGACCGGCGGCGACTGGTCGCGCGTCGCTCTGATCGACACAGAGCACGAGAGAGCGCGGTTCTACGCAGACCGTCCGGAATGGGGAGTGGGCGAGTTCCTCTATCAGCCCCTCGTCCCGCCGTACAAAGCGGACAGATACATCGAGATCGCAAAGGTGGGAGCCGAGGCAGTCGGTGAAGATGGCGTTCTGATCGTCGACTCCCTGTCCCATGCCTGGGAGGGAGAAGGCGGCGTCCTCGAGTATAAAGCGGAGGTCGAGAAGCAGAAGGGCAAGAACTCATACACCGCGTGGGATGAAGCTGGAAAGGTGCAGAACACGCTCATCACCACATTGCTTTCGCTCCCCTGTCATGTCATCGTGACGCTCAGGGCGAAGACGGCATACGCGATGGAGCTTAATGACCGCGGTAAGAACGTCCCAGTAAAGATCGGTCTCGCGCCGATACAGCGTGAGAACACCGAGTACGAGTTCGACGTCGTGCTGAATCTCGATCGGGTACACTACGCGACGGCTTCAAAGGACACGACGTTCCTCGACGACTTCAACGCGCCGATAACCCCGGAGATCGGGCAGAAGCTCCGCGACTGGCTCGCCGAAGGAGCAGAGCCGGACAAGTGCGCGGACTGCGGGCACGTGATACTGCCGGAACGCGGCGTCACCGTCGCTCAGATCGTCGAGGGCACGACGAAAACATATGGGCGCAAGCTCTGCATGAGCTGCGCGGGAAAGGCGAAGAATGCAGCAGCTCAGACCGTATCAGGTTGATGTCGTCAACCGCGTCCATCAGGCATGGGCGGAAGGGGCGCGAGCACCGTGTGTGGTACTCCCCTGCGGGGCGGGAAAATCATGTATCACCGCAGATATGGCACGCCGTACGACATGGAAAGGCAATCGCGTGTTGTTCCTCGTCCACAGAAAAGAGCTCGTCGACCAGATCGTCCGGACGTTTATCGGATGGGGCGTTGACATGGAGTACTGCACTGTGGGCATGGTGCAGACAATCACGCGCAGGGTGCATAAAATGCAGCCGCCGTCGCTGATCATCACCGACGAGAATCATCACTCGCTCGCGGCGTCGTATAAGCGCATTTACGAAGCCTTTCCGAAGGCTTATCGCGTCGGAGTGACCGCGACGCCTGTACGGCTGAACGGCGACGGACTCGGGGACGTCAACGACCGGCTTGTCATCGGAGTATCCGCGAAGTGGCTGATTGAAAATCACTTCCTCGCGCCGTATGACTACTACGCGCCGAGTGTCGCCGATCTCACCGGGCTGCACGTCAAGCAGGGCGAGTATGTCGCGTCCGAGATTGAATCGCGGCTGATGTCATCCGCTATCTACGGAGACGTCATCGCGAACTACAAAAACCTCGGAAAAGGCGAAAAGGCTATCTGCTACTGCGCGTCGATCAAGCACTCGAAAGCAGTCGCGGAGGCGTTCTCGAAAGCCGGAATCCCCGCCGTCCACCTCGACGGCGAGACGCCGAAGCCGGAACGAAATCGCATTATCACCGACTTTCGTGCCGGGAAAATCCGGGTGCTGTGCAATGTCGATCTGATCTCCGAGGGGTTCGATGTGCCTGACTGCGGGTGCGCGATACTGCTCAGACCGACGAAATCATTGACACTGTATATACAACAGTCAATGCGGTGTATGCGCTATCTGCCGGACAAGCGCGCGATAATCATCGACCATGTGGGCAATTACGCCCGCTTCGGAATGCCGGACGACGACCGCGAATGGACGCTCGAGAAGAAAGACAGGACGAAAAAAGCGCCGCGTGAGCAGAACGACGTGAAAATCGTCACCTGTCCCGAGTGCTTCCGGGTGTTCGAGCCGAACGACCTCCACAGGTGCCCGTGGTGCGGCGCTCCTCTCCCGAAGAAGGTCAGGGAGATACAGGAGAAGGCGGCTGAGCTTGTCCGTATCGAGGGCTTCACGCTCAGATACACACAGCCGTCAGACTGCAAGACATACGCGGAGTTGCAAGCATACGGAAAACAGCATGGCTATAAGCCGGGCTGGGCTTGGCATCAAGCACGATCGCGGGGGCTGATACATGACCGAGCATGACATTCAGAACCTTATCCGCGAAAAATGCGGCGACATCGCGATTCTCTTCCGGGCGAACGTCGGAAGCTGGGTAACGAAAGACGGCAGGTTCGTCACGACCGGGCTTCCGGTCGGTTTCCCCGATCTGTTCGGCGTCCGCTTTTCGGACGGAAAAGCGGTGTTCATCGAAGTCAAAAAGCCCGGCGGGAAAGTCCGACCGGAGCAGGAAAAATTCGTCTTGAGAATGCGCGAATACGGGTTTATCGCCGGAATCGCCTATTCGATCGAAGACGCGAGAAAAATAATTTTGGAGGATTAAATTAAAATGTTTGCGACAAATTTCAAGGAACTGAACGACACCATCCCCGCGGGGATTTACGAAGCCGCTATCTCCGGAGTCGAGGACGACGGAACGAAGATCGTCATCGGGCTTGAGATCAGGAAGGACATTCCGCAGGACTGCGCCGGAAGGACGCTTTCACACTGGATGTACAAGCTCCGCGAGCCGAAGGAAATCGACCAGGCTGTCGGCGGCTACAGCTACAATCAGCTGATGCGGCTCGGCAAGGCGGCAAGGCTTCCCGAGGGCAAGAGCTACGGCTCGCTCTCCGAGTACCTCGCCGATCTCGTCGGGAAGGCGGTTCAGGTCGAACTCTGGCACGAAGAGTACAACGGCAAGAAGTATCTGAAGGTCAAGTACTGGAACGAATCAAACGCTCCCGCGCTGACATACTGCCCTGCGCCGCGAGAAGCGCGCCAGGGACGCTTTCAGGTGAACAGCGGTACAAGTACCACCCCGGTGCGGAACGCGTCTCAGAACGCCGCCAGCGTGCCTTCTGAGCAGTATCACGACATCCCCGCAAATGAACTCCCGTGGGGTTAAGCGATGTACGAGAAAATTCCAGAGGAGCTGAAAGCCCTTCCGAACTGGGTGACCTTCAAGCTCCTGCCGGACGAGAAGCGAGGAAAGCCGCGCAAAGTGCCGTTTGACGCGAAGACCGGAACCCCGGCGAAATCGAACGACCCGTCGACCTGGTGCGATTTCGAAACCGCCGCGAGTGCCGAGGGGTACAGCGGAATCGGGTTCATGTTCTCCGAATCGCCTTATTTCGGCATCGATATAGACGATGTGGCGGACGAGTTTCCGAAGTTCATGGAGGGTGAGCCCTGTCTTCTGTCCGATTTCGTCGATACGCTTCAAAGCTACACCGAAAAATCGACCTCGGGTAATGGCATCCACATTATCTGCCGCGGTACGCTCCCGCCGAACGGACGCCGGAAGGGCAATATCGAGATGTACGAGTCAGGCAGATTCTTCGTGATGACCGGGCAGTCGGTGTCGCAGTACCCGGACATCGCCGACTGCACCGAGACTATAAAGACGCTGCATGAGCAGTATATCGGCGGGGGGCTGACTCCCGCCGAAGCTCCCCTGCCGGCTCCGGCGAGCTATCCCGAGACGGTCGACGAGATACTGAAAGCGATCAGCCGGTCGAAGTCGGCGGACGGCTTCATGCGGCTCTGGCATGGCGACACGTCGGGCTACAGCTCACACTCAGAGGCGGACATGGCACTGTGCAATCACCTCGCGTTCTGGTGCAGGTGCGACGCCGCGAAGATGGACGCGATGTTCAGGCAGTCGGGGCTGATGCGTGAGAAGTGGGACAGACAGCAGGCGGGAAGCACCTACGGCGTGCTGACGATTCAGAAGGCGATCGCCGAGTGCCCGAACGTCTATACGCCAAAGCCCGCCTACCGCGTGAATATCGGCTCTCAGAGCGTTCAGAACCCGCAGGATGAGCCAAAGCCGCGGATGTATTCCTTCGACGATATGGGCAACGCACAGCGGCTGTACGACTTCTTCGGCGGCTTCTTACGCTACAACTACGTCGACAAGCGATGGATGTACTACGACCGCCGAAAGTGGGTGTCGGACCGCGGCGGGGAGATCGAAAAAGCCGCCGAGCGTTCGATTCAGATGATGGACGCCGAGGCGAAGCTCTACAGCTCGGGTGATCCCGATAACGAGTCGGACGAGTTCAAGGCGTTCATGAAGTGGCGCAAGACCAGCCGCTCGAATAAGTCGAAGAAGGCAATGATCGCCGAGCTTCAGCACCACGTCCCGATCCTGCCCGAGCAGACCGACAAGGACAAGTTTTATCTGAACGTGATGAACGGCTATCTCGACCTTGAGTCCGGCGAGCTTCATGAGCATGACCCCGAGCGGTATATGACGAAGATTGTCCCGGTCGAGTACGACCCCGAAAAGGAATGCCCGGTCTGGAAGGATTTTCTCAGAACCGTGTTCGCCGGGGACGAGGATCTGATAAGGTACGTCCAGAAAGCGGTCGGCTACTCGCTGTCCGGCGACACGTCAGAGCAGTGTGTGTTCTTTCTGTACGGCACCGGCTCGAACGGAAAGTCGACCTTTCTCTCGACCATACGGCAGATATGCGGCGGATACGCGGCGAACGTTCAGCCCGAGACGATCATGGTCAAGCCGTCCTCAGGCGGCGGCGCGAACAGCGATATTGCCCGGCTGAAATCGGCGAGATTCGTCACCAGCACCGAGCCGAACGAGGGAATGCGGCTGAACGAGGGACTGATAAAGCAGTTATCGGGCGAAGACCCTGTGACCGCGAGAAAGCTGTACGGCGACGAGTTCGAGTTCCTGCCGGAGTTCAAGCTCTGGATGGGAACGAACCATAAGCCGATCATCCGCGGCACAGACACCGGAATCTGGCGGCGCGTGCATATGATTCCGTTCGAGGTCTGCATTCCGGACGGCAAGAAGGACAAGCACCTGCCCGGGCGGCTGAGAGGTGAGAGCTCGGGAATTCTGAACTGGGCGGTCGAGGGCTATAAGCTCTACAAAAAGGAAAGCTTGAAGATGCCGTCTGCGGTCTATAAGGCGGTGGCTGAATACCGGCACGAGATGGACTCGATTTCGCAGTTCCTTGAGGAATGCACCGAGCCGGGCGGGGACGTTCCGGCGAACCTGCTGTACGCGGCGTACAAGGACTGGGCGCGCGCCGGCGAGCAGTATGTCCATACGAGTACGAAGTTCGGGAGGGAGATCGCGAGCCGTTATATGCGGCTCAAAGGGAAAAACAACTACATTTATCAAGGACTTCATCTTTGTGTACAAATGTAATTTTCGGTGAGTTCGGTGAGTTCGGTGGCTTTTATACCTTTGCGTGTACAAAATAAAAAAGAAAATGTATATAAGAAAGTATAAAATCGCTCCGAACCCACCGAACCCACCACCAGAAAGGAAAATTATGGAATTCAAAGACACCGAAAAGCGAGCCTATTCGGGCGAATGGCTCGACTATGATAATATGACTCCTGTAGAGTTCAAATACTTTATCAGAATCGCCGAGCTCGGGCGCGATGTCCGGTCGGGGCGGAAGACACCGAATGAAGCGGCGGCTCTGCGGAGCGGCTACTTCGATGAGTACGAAAAGTCCCGCGAGAAGATGAGCTGGACAGACATCATCAAGCTGACCGAGTCCTGCCGGGTTCACCTGAACGGCTCGGATGACCCGGTCTTCATCGCGGCGATTGCCTTGCGGGCATTATGGCTCATTACCGGAGACACGATGCTTGAGAAGAAGATGCGGGAGATGGAGGAGCTGAAATGACGAACGAAGAACGCGCTTTTTTGGATGAGCACCATATCTGCCGTGGGTGCAATAAGGCAAAGGCATTCCCCGGGCGGAAATATTGCCCGGAGTGTCTCGAAAGAATCGCGGAGCGAAACGCGCGAGCTTACGCCAAGCCGGATCACCTGCCGAAAATGAGGGAATATCACCGCATGCTTTACCATCGCCGGAAAGACGCGGGGCTCTGCGTCAGGTGTGGAAGACCTGCCACGCACGGGATGTATTGCTATGAGGACTTTATCAAGCAGAAGCGGCGCGCGCAAAAGCAAGCGGAGAAGCACAGACTTGAAACCCTTGAGCGAGGTAACGTGCGTCAATACAGACTCGAGAACCACCTGTGTTATCACTGCGGTGCGCCTGTCGAAGACGCCAACGCGAAATGCTGCAACGCATGTCGGGAAAGACTGGGCGCTATTCTCCGGGAGCACAACGGATGGAAGAAACACGGCGACTTCAAATTCGGGAGGGAATTGTATGAGCCGACTTGCCAAAGCGGACAAGCAGGCACTCGCGCAAGCGGCGTCTGAAACATTGAAGCTCTCGCACTGTGGCGATCCGGAAAGCTCGGAGAGTTGAAAGAACCGGAAGACAACGGCGAGCCTTTCAAGAGTGATTACCGCGACATGTGGGATTTCCTGAAGCCCGGGAACACGAAGTCAAACGTTCCCGCGCTGATCAGCCTTTGCGAAACGCTTGACGGGATGATGGCGCGGAACAACGCCGGACAGCCGATGTACGGAGTCGGACAGAAAATGACGATTGCCGATGTGATGAACGCTATCATCATCGAGACGATGTGTCTGTGGCTGAGCGGTGACCTTAAGAAATTGGAGGAGATGGAAAAATGAGCAATAAACTACCCCGGCGCGTTAAGCGCGCCATCGCGGTGCTGCAAGGGTACTGCGAAAAGCATGATGATTGCGATGATTGCAGGGTCGGTGTCATCAGCTCGGAAGGCGAATTCAGCTGGTGTCCGCTGAAGCACTATACGGCGGTGGATTGGCTGCCGGAGGTTTGGGAGGAAAGAAAATGACGGAAATTGAGTACATTACGGCGAAGTTAGGCACGCTCGAAATCCTCTGCCAGCTTGCCGAGGAAGCAAGCGAGCTTTCGCCAGCCGCTCTGAAGCTCAGACGAGTGCTTGACAAGACAAATCCGACGCCGGTTGACTTTAATGCCGCATACGACAATCTGCTCGAGGAGATTGCAGATGTTGAAGGCGCAGTCAAGGTGCTTACGCTTGACAGGAAGAAGGAAGAGATCGCGAAAATCAGCAGTGATAAAATCACTCGCTGGGCACAGCGGCTGAAGGAGAAGGAGGACGGTCATGATTAAGATTGAAAACATCGTCGAGTACAAGCGCGCGGACGATCCGGAATGGCGTTTTGTCTGCGCCACCCGCGACTACGAAGCCGCGCTGATGACGTTCGAGGACGTGAAGAAGGCGATTCCGAATGCCACCGAAATCAGAATCAGGGTGAAGGTCACGCAGTCGCAGATCGCGGAAGAGTGGAGAAGGGAATGAAAATCTTAGTCGATAAAATGCCTAAAACAGTGGAAGAATGCCTATGGGCACATCGAGACGCATGGGGATATGTCTGTTACGCCGTCGGCAGTGGCGATTGGAGTTTGCGGGGATGCGTGGTCTATTATGGTGGCAAGTGTCCATATCTGAAAGAGCTACCGGAGGAAAAGAAAGCGGAAGAGGCGGAGCGTATCACAGTGTGGCAAGCCGCTGCCGAATTTGGTCGCTCCGCAAGTGACACATGGGAAAATGCGAATAGTGCGACCAAGACCTTGGCTGACGCACTGTACAAACCGGAGGAAAAAGACGATGACTGACTATATCGACCGCGAAGCACTGATCGAAAGCCTTAAAGACCGGTATTGCGTAAAGCCGAAATGCAACAGGATGGAAGAAGAAATGATACAGGAGGTAAACAATGACACAAAGTGACAAACTGCAATTTATCAGCGACCACCTCAGCAAAGAGGATATCCTCTGCCAGATCGCGAAGGAGGCTGCCGAGCTTGCGCCAGCCGCTCTGAAGCTCAGACGAGTGCTTGACAAGACAAATCCGTCGCCGGTTGACTTTAATGCCTCATACGACAATCTGCTCGAGGAGATTGCAGATGTTGAAGGCGC